TTTTCCTCTTTGTTTATTGTAATAAGACATAAATCTTCTATCAATATCAATCGAAGAGCCAACATAGTATCTATTAGAGCCTACATTTTCAATAATCAGATACACCGCTTTCCTTGAACTCACCTTTGTACTCGTCCCAGATGCTGATTTTGCTTTCGCCATTGTCTAAAAATATTGTTAAGTTAATTGTTCCGTCTGATACTTGTTGACATACAATAGATGTGCCACCGCACATACCTAAGTGAGTTAAGAACTCTATCTGTGATACACTTAAACGATCACCTATAGCTTTAATCTCACAAGCAATGAACTGACCATAGTTCTTATGGTAACCTATAATGTCAGGCAATCCTTTCTTACCAATGAAAGACCTTCCTTTGACTGCTAGGTTGTTGTTTCTCCATACTTCATAACCTAAACTATCTAAATATTCTAGCATCATCTTGGTTAAGTCACTTGCTGTTTTGTATGTCATATAAACGAAATTAAGCTAATTAATTTAATTAAGATGTACAAGAGCAATTAAAAGCAGGGTTTAAATCAGTCAAATCTTGACCCTTAAATAAATCATTTTGTGCCATCATTAGTAAATGTTTATATGTAGTATCTTGAAAGTAAGTGTGCCCCCCCCCTTCAATTTGCTCATTTCTTCATCCTCTATCCATTCAGTAGCTAATTCAGGATAACTACGCATAATGTTAATGATTGCGTTCTTACCTTTAAGAAAACATAAAGTACAGTTTCCTAATATTGCAGGGATTTCTAAGTTGTAAGTTTTTTTACTCCAATAGTCATTTACTTGTGCCTTGTCTATACCTGCCTCATATAATGGAAATCTAGGATGTATATAAGCTTGTCTTTGTTCGTAACCTTTTACTCTTCTTTCTTCATCTGCTCTAAAGCCTACAAGCCATTCGTAATCTTGTTTGCCATGATTAGCTCTTAACCATCTTTTAGCAGTCTTAATTTTAAGCTCTATTGTACAACCACGCTTAACTCTATTAGGTATATATTTCCATTTAGCTTTCTCTAACATTCCTCTAAATCCACCTTCAAACATTACCCTTATAATTGGTATGCCTTCGTGAGCTTCAAAGTCATTAATAAACTTATATGTCTTGGGGTGCTCTCTACCAGTATCTGCAAAGATTACTAAATCACCTTCACGATAATTTAAAATAGTCATCAATGCACTTGTCTTACCACCACTAAAATTAATTACTCTTTTCATTTTGTAAATTTATGCTAATCGAAACGTATCATCTCAACCGTTGGAACTTTTACATATCTAACCCCTTCAACTATCTTAGTTTTACCCCATTTAAAGTGTCTTCTTGCCTTAATTCTTAGCATCTCAGCTCTTATAAAGTAGATTCTATCTTTAAGGTCATAGTTGATAGCAAAGTACTCTACTCTTGTATCTGCTATACCACTAGGCTGACCATTATTCTCATACTCAAGCCACATGAATTTTTGTTTTAGTGCTTTTGGCTGTTGGATAACTATAACCTTTGTATCTCTAGCAAACAATAACAATGCCTGGTAAGTGCCATCTTTAGCCTTAGCTTGTTCTATGTCGAACTTACGAGTATTCTTATAGTTCCTATTTAAGTCCACTTCGCTTTGGTAGTTTTAGTTTTTTGGCATAAAAAAATAATGTTCTAGTTCCCATACCGATACCAACTGCTACATCTGTTATGTCATTAAACCTAGCAGTATCATACCATGCTTTAGTTACGATGCGTTCTTTCATGTTCTCGATGTTTAGGTCTTCACCTTCTTTGTATTCCACTTCAGGGAATTTTTGGTTAAGTAATTTCATGTATTATAGTTTATAGTCTTCAAATGTGGTTGTTTCTCCAATAAATCTTACCGCTAGGTTGCCAGTTCTGCCATGTCTGTTCTTCTCTACCTTAACAATAACAAGGTCGTCAGGATGATATTCCTTACCACCAATCTCTACAGGTTCTTTCATTTCGTAGTAAGATGGTCGCATAAGCATAATAACAATGTCAGCGTCTTGTTCAATACTACCTGACTCTCTTAGATCGGACAACATTGGTAGCTTGTCAGCTCGTTCTTCTACTTTACGGCTTAACTGAGATAATGCGATAATAGGTACTTCCAACTCTTTTGCTAAGGCTTTAAGGCTTCGGCTGATGTTACTAACCTCCTGCTCTCTGTTTTGGTTTGCTTTGCCTTGTCCACTCATAAGCTGAAGATAGTCTAGGAATATTACCTTAATACCATACTTCTGCTTTAGAATAGTAGCCTTAGCTCTGAGTTGTGAGATACTGATTCCTCCAGTATCTTCTATGTAGATGGGTGCTGTGATTATTTTGTCATCTGTCTTTAAAAGTAGCTTTCTTTCATAGTCATTCAAATTATTCGTTCTAAGGCGTTTTAAGGGCACTTGACTCGTTATTGACTCTAACCTTTCAACAAGCTGTTCGGAGCTCATTTCGAGGCTAAAAATAGCCGTAGGGACATTATTTAGTATGGCTAAGTGGTAAACACTAGAAAGCATCATTGCGGTCTTACCTGCACCAGGTCTAGCAGCTATAATACATAGGTCAGGTTTACACCATCCTGCTATGGTTTGGTTTAGCTCTTGGAATCCTGTATTAAATCCTAAAAGTTCCCCATTACTTGCTAAGTCCCTAGCAAAGTTGATAGCCATAACTACGTCTGTTATGCTTTTTTCATATAGATTGCCATATTCAAGTAAACCTATAAGTTGACTATTAAGGTCAGATAAAAGGTCTAATGACTGACTATCGTTGTCTAAACAACTATTCTCAGCTATTCTAAGCACTTTATAAGCTTCACGCTTCTTGTACATCTCAATAACAATCTCAATATGGGTATTGATATGAGCTGTTGTAGTTACATTATCAGTTAACTTTGATAGGTAGTAAGCACCACCTTCTCGTATAATGTCCTCATCTTGTGAGAGTTTTTGAGCTACGGTAGTAAGGTCTATAGATATGTTACTATCATACATTTCCTTAATAGCATTAAAGATTTTTTGGTGCTTTAAATCATAAAATATGTCAGTTTTTAGATGACCAATGACTAATGGGATAGTTCTTTTGTCTAAAAGCAAAGCCCCAAGTATGTTAGATTCAATATCTAAGGCTTTTGGTAGGTTTATAGCTATCATAGTTTTTCTATTAAAATTTTATTCAGTTTTTGTATTGGTAAAGAAGTAATTAGGTATCCCTTTTTATCTCTAACAGCTAAAATCCATTGTTCTTGATACCTAAACAAGACAACATTCTTCTTTCTTTTATCTACGTAAACATGAGAAAATAAAGATTCGTTAAATGTTAATGATAAATATTGTTTATATGTAATATCTATATTATATCGTTGTTTTAATCTAAGTTTAAAATGATTAAAAACTAATGTTTTAGTATTTAATTCATTCATTATTTAAGTTTTATTTGTGTAGTTATTTTGTTTGTAGGTACTTGTTGGTTAAACTCTTTAGGCTTAATTATTTCATCATAAAATGATTCGTTATTTAAGTAGGTATCAGGGTTTTTACGATATTGTTTATCAGGTTGTGCAATTATATATTCCTTAGTATGTTTTATAGCTTGTGTTCTTTGATCATCAGTTAGCTTATTCCATTTAGCTTGTAGTTTGGTCTTACTACCAACCTTCTTATCATATAAATCCCACCATGTATTGAACGATATATTTATAGATTTATTATTAATTGTATTATTAAGTATTGTATTATTATCCTCCGCCTTTTCCGAATACCCCCCTTCGACTTTCCGAATACCCTGTTCTCTTTTCCGAATAGGTACTGTAGGTGTTAAAATCCTTTGTTTTACTTGCTTACCATCATATAAAAGAAAGGTAGTTACATAACCTTTACAAACCAACTGGCTTACTAACTCACTAATCCTTGATGGACTCAACTGAAAAAACTCGGCAAAATACTTGTTACTCGCAAAACAACCTTTCTCTTTATCTAAACTGTCAATCTCTACTAACAACAGTTTTTCCATCCATGTTAAATTTTCATCTAACCACACTTCTTTGGGAATCCAAACTCCCTTAAAATCTCTTTCCATAAAATAAAAGTGCCCTATCAAGTTCCCCCTACATTGCAGATAGGGGTTCATCTCAAGGGCAATAAGTTCTTAATGAGTCTGCAATACTCATGACAAATATACTATTTATCCTTTACTATCCTAAAAACAACATCTCTGTTATTATGTTTGAATTTCTTCTTTAATAAAGGGCTTAGTGATTTCTTTATTGAGTCTTGTGTGATCCTTGTATTCCTTGCTGCATGAGCTAAAGATTTAAACAATACTTCACTTTTGTCGTCAACATAAATCATCCTCACTGGTACTGAGTTCTCTAATCCTGCAATCTCCATCATATATTCTTGAATTTACTTATAATAGTTAATGTTACATATAAAAATATAGCTAGTGGTATTGATATTACTATAAACTTTACCAACTCGTATATAAATATTAGCGTTTGTTTCATGTTTGTAGTTTAAAAAACCACCCCAAGTTCCCGTAATTACTATCTTGTTATTAAAATATTTAATTTCTTGAGGTGGTGGAGGATATTTATTTCTTTAAGCTAATCTTAAAGGTTGTTGTACTTATTCTTGGTGCTGGGTGTACCATTTCGCCTGATTCGGGATCAACCATAGCTGTTGGCAATGTTCTTAGCATCTTTTCCCTTTCCTTGATAGCAAACTTCATCGACTCTAATTGGTCGTTCATTTTGCTCCAAGTATAGTCTTGGTCATAGATGTACTTAACACCTGATTCAAACTTAGCCATCTCGCTTCCTAAGACCTCAGCCTTGCCTCCAGGATACTTACTAAGCTCATCTAATACTAACTCCTTTAAATCGGCTCTAATGCCTTCTAAAAGCTGTACAACAGCCTCTGACTTTACGAGTAGTTCTAATGGTGACTCACCTGTCTGTGTAAAGTGATCTACAATCTGCGACTTGATTAACTCAATAGCAAATTTGTTCGGTTCTATAGAACTAAGTTCTACTTTTGGTAATAATGTTAAATTCATATTATTTCTTTTTTTTGTTATCTAAATTGTATAATGCTGCATGATAATTTATACCTACTAATATATCATCATCATCCCATCCTAACGCCTTAAATGCCTTAATTGCTGTGTCAAATGCTTGACGAATACCATCATAATCCATAGATGTATCATGAATTGTAACACTCAAATCATCTGTTTCCATAGTAATTTTCATGTTATTTTAGGTTTTCTTTTTTCATTTTTAATACCTTCATCAATGTTTCATCAGAATCAAATGATTGCTTGTAAGTAAAGTATATGTCAGTTAATTGCTTAACCTTAGTACACTTAGCTACTTCCATCATGATTTCTTCTCTTGTAGGCT